GGCTTTTCTATTCCGTTTTGTATGGTGGCTTAAACCATAGGCTAGTTACCGACTATTTGTCACCGTCTAACCATTTGATGATGTAGTGGCAGGCTACACCAGCCGCGACAGCGACAATAAAAGAAAGCACTGATTCCATATTGAAGACACCCCCTTTCCTTACCGGTATAGGGGCGGTAACATTGGCATTATAACATATGAGTGTGGTTTATACTACTGCTTTATTGCGACGTCGCAAATAGCAGCCATAACCCGGGCTGCCGCGGGAGATGTATGGATCACCTCCTTCTACATCTTTCCAACCTGCTTAATGATCTGGTTTGCACCGGTTGCTGCCAGCCCGGATACAATGCCAATGGCTGCAGCGTTGATCACATCTGTTGCCGGAAACTCCGGCATAAGATACATACCGGCCACTCCCAGGATACCGCCGGTCACTCCACAAATTACCGGGATAACCTCATCTTTTACCTTGGTGGTTGCCTTGCAGGCCATGCCTCCCAGGTAACAGATTGCTGTGATGGCTGTTACACTTCCAATCCCAAAATCCATATCTATACCTCCTGTTCTGCTGGCTCATATGGTAAAGCCAGACATCTGTTATAAAGATCTTCTCCGGTTCCATTTCCACCCAATGCTTTATATGGCCTGAACATATACTCCAGATTGTCTCTGTCTTCCAAGGTACAATATTTCCTTTTTAAATAAAATGTACATGCCTGGTAAAGACGGTCATGGAGGAGTGCCAGAACTCCTGCATTGATAGCATTTGTTCTGGCACGTTCTGCCTTTAATTGTTTGGATAATTTATGATATGCTCCGGAAAGCAATACAGAGATAATCCCAAACACCCATGAAACCCAATGCACAGATATGTACTGCATGATTGATTCCATGACTTATTCCTCCGTGATTAGATCTTCGCACTCCAGGTCGATCAGAACCTGCTTTACCTGTGGCTTGATCTTTTCTGGTACCTGTGCGTAGGTTTTCTTTCCCTTAACAATAAGGGTTGCATAAATGATTGCCATAGTCTCCACCTCCTTCCTCAGTAATAAAAAGAGCAGCAACCTAAGCATTTAATAATGCCTCGACTTCCACTCTGATTTTCTCTGGTACCTCTTCGATTTTTTTCTTTCCCTTGCGGATCAGGTCCGCATATACTGTTGCCATGTAGCTTGCCATGATTAAGCCTCCTTTGTGGTTGTAGTGGTCTGGTTTGCTTCGTAAAGTTCAGTCAATGCTAACTGGGTGTTAGTGACCTCATCTTCCAATGCCAGGTTAGCTTCATACTGCTCGGTAAGGGCTAACTGTGCTTCGGTGAGCTGATCTGACAACTCACGATTAGATGTTTCTAACTGACCGATTTTTTCTTCATCTGAAGGAATATATTCCGCTTCAGTCAACTCTCCGTTTTCACCAACATTGTAGTAAACGCCATCTTTTTTAATATCGCCAATCTGCACAAGATAACGGTATTCATCGGCTGCTGCGCCATCTCCATATACTGCTCTGGCAAACTGGTTAGCTTCTTCATAGCTTGTATGCATTTCAATATTGTAAATTTTACTATCCTCATCAAGCATGATGTATGGCTTTGCAAATTCTCTAATCATTTTGAATCCTTTCTTTAATGGAGACGGAGTAAAATGATGCCTGATCCGCCTGCTCCACCAACGGCAGTTCCGCCTCCATAATAGTAATTTCCGTGTCCTCCGCCACCGCCTCCACCAGAGTTTGCTTGTCCTGCTGTAGCGGTTAATACTGTAACAGGGTCACCATATTTATACATTCCACCATTACCGCCGCCATAATTACCACCAACTCCATGATAGCCCTTATTACTAGCCGCTCCTCCGCCGCCTCCGCCGCCAGAGTAAACCGTTCCTGTATTACTGCCCCACGGTCTTGTTGTGCGTCCCTGACCAGTTCCGCCTTTTTGTTGATTTCCTGTTCCATTGACCCCATTTCCGCCGTTAGTTCCACCATTATGGCTCTCTACATCGCTACCATGTCCAGGAGCACCACCGCCAGAACCGCCATTACCGCCATAACGCCATGCATCGCCACCTTGACCACCGCCTGCTGAGCATAAAACACTTCCGTTTCGTGTTACGCTCGATGTCCCGCCTGATCCAGATCTATCGCCCGTTGAAACGTCAGATCTATTAAGCACTGCACCACCGGCGCCAACACTGCAATTCAATACCTGTCCTCCCGATACATTTATGTTTGGTGCTGTCGATGTGTAGCCTCCACCTCCGCCACCTCCAGTATGTTGATATCCTCCACTATCGCTCCATCCACCTCTTCCAGCACCACCGCCACCAACACAGAAGATATCGACATAATTATATCCGGCTGGAACGGTATAGTTTTGACTCCATGTTATGGTTTTGTCGATGTTTCCAGAAGTCCTACAGGAGGCATTCATTGTATTCCCCAGGATATCACAAACACTGCATGGACAATAAGCAATACAGCTGAAATAATAAGTAGTATTCAGATTTGGCAGTGTCACAACTACTTGAGACCAGCCACCAGATGCGCTGTTGTTTCCATACCCAGTATAGATTCTTGTGCCACCGGTTCCCGGATAACCACTGGTGCTGTAATTAATGAAAACTCCTCCGAACGGCTTACCTGTCGCAGCATAAGGATTCTGCCATTTCAACAGAACCTGCCGTCCACTGTATGCTGCCGCGCTAAAATTTAGGATGCTTCCAACAGTCATGGTGCCAGTACGTTTGGTACGAGCATCTGTATTATAATAGGTCTTTCCGCTATAAACATATCCATCGGCTGCATCTCCAGTTAACTCTAATGTACCCTCTTGCGGTTCATCACCAGATCCGTTATAAACAGCAGTTTTTCCTTTTAAAATGTCATTAGCGGTAGCAGTGCAGTCATCAGAAGAACCACCACCTCCACCACCGCCAGTCATTAATACTCTTCCCATTGTTACACTCCTTTTAGCCCGATCATAATGTCAGTTTCCGGCTTTTTGTAAACCTTAAAAGTCACGCTGCCGGCTGCCGTTGTCCCCGTACCAGAAGCGATGATACCAAAAGCTTTCATATATGCCTTCTGGGTTTCTGCAGGAGCCCCATCTTCCAGCAGACTTACAAAGATGGGATTATCTTCTGCTGTAACACCTTCTACCTCAACTGTCTGGCTATATGGGGCTGCATCTTCCGTCCAGCCGCTTGCTGTAAGTGTTACATTAGCAGGTTCACCATTTATACGGTTGATAGCTTTGTTTGTGGAATTGATATCGTTTGCTCCAAAGGGATCCCCTTCCTGCGTATAGACTGTTTCATCTGTAATACCGGAAGTCCCATCGGCATTCGATGTGATCTTATATTTCCGTGCGCCATCATACATGGCATCTTTATAATCCGTTTTTAACATATCTCTCCTCCGTTTAGGGTAAATGCAAGCTTACGCCTCCCTGTGATCCGGCTCTGGATATTACTGTACATCAGTCTGCAGGCCTCTTCGATACGGTTCAGTTCCTTCCAGTCAATAAAAAGCTGGTTCTCGTAAAACGTCTTCCGTTCACCTACCTTAAAAGGGAACACACCTACACAGATATGTTCCACATTGGCTTCAAACCGGTTGATCTCATCTGCATAAAAGCCATAATCCGTATAGGCTTTATCCCCGCCCATATCTTCAAACGTAAAATCCGGCCACAGGATAAGCGCCTGCCGCCGGATCTCATTCAGATTTCCTTTTATGCGGTTATAATCCTTGATATTAAAATAATCACTGGCCTGCCAGTCTGTTTTTGGCTGTTGCCACATTGCTCATATCCCTCCTTGCCTTTATGGTGCCGGACAATGCCCCATTAAACTTCAATGTATGTTCATATATCCGCAACAGCAGATCCGGAACGTATTTATTTTCCAGGAATACAATATCATTTGCATCAATACGCGGTTCTCCACGATATTCCAGATCATATTCCCGGTCAGAACGCAGATAATCTCCGATCCATTCAGCAAGATCTGCTGCATGATTTGACGTAGATACAAGCGGATTTTCCCACGTTTCAACAGTTCCTGTGGGATTTAACTGTCTGGTCACAAGCGCCTGTGTTACATTGTATTCATATCCATTTATGGTCACTTCCGTATCTGCTCCACCGTCAACCTCTACCGTAACGTAATATGCGCTGCTATCAATGATCTGGACATTTGTGCCACCAGCTGCATCTATTTCATAATCATAAGCCGCTGCATTAAGATAAAACGTATGCCTGGTTTCGTCTGCCGGGACAGCCTCCCTGACTAATTGTCTCTTTTCAGTCCCTGATGTATAAATTGTCCTGGTCATCTGCAACTCTCTGACTCTTGATAACTGTGTACCCTTTGGCGTCTTAGTAAGCTCCTTGCCGTAAGACAGTTCATAATCAGTACTGTCCCCAAATGTGATCTGTTTCAGGTTTACCCTGTTAAACGGTACTCCCTTTAAAAATTCAAGCTGCAGCTTATCAAATTCCGGGAATTCATGATTGACCACAGTAACTTCAGAAAGAGAAGATATTTTATACTCTTCCACCAGTTCCTCTCCCAAATAGGAACGGAATACCATACCAGACGGATGATTGCCTCCAAATTCCAATGTAAGGCCAAAGCACTTGTACCGCGCTTCCAGAACGATAGTCACCAATGGATCTTCTGTAAATGTCCCATCTTCATCCGCTACTGCTTCCGATACATATCCCACATCCAGATAGTTTTTATCCTGATATGGCAAAAAGAACTGTACAGCTGATGCTTCTGTATGATCCTTTTCCGGTGTGGCATAAGTGCTTTTTTCTGTTGCATCCAGTACTGAAGCCGTATTAGAAAAGTAAGTTTCATTTGCTGAACTTGCCTGCATGTCCGGTATAAAACTGGACTTCATAAATATATTTCCGTTCCGATCCTGGTAAAGGATACAGCGTCCGGCATTGGCGATCAGCTGCAGTGCTTCTTTATGGGATACTACTGGCATTGGATTATAAACCATAACATCTTTTAGATAATTATCAAGCCAATAGGTACGGCTGTCTATTCCGGCATCGCCAAAGACATCAACTGCAAGATCATACAGGCTTATTCCATCAGGATAATATTTTCCGCGGCGGTAAGTTCCATTCATGCCATCAAAACGATCCGTAGCAGTAAAACTCATTTCTTCATCATCTGCAGACCATTCCCGCAGATATACCGTGGTACCGGGCATCCACTCCACATTTCCATCATCCAGCTCCTGACCGTAAATTACATTGACCTCCTGGCCATTTTCCAGGAAATTTACCGTACTCTCTTCATTTTCAATGTCATATGCACGGTTTTTATTATCAATGGTTATGTTCAGATCAATGGATGGCAGATCTTCCATAACAGGACTGATCCGCTCTTTCTTTGTGGCTGACAATATCTTCTGGTTATCAAAGTAGATACCGATCCCCATCGTAATACGGTGGATCCGCAGCCGGCTTTGCCCATTGACCATATCCTTTGGCACAAACCGGAGAAATGTTGCACCAGGAAAGATCTCTTCCGTCACAAAATTCCCTGTATCATTCCCTGTGATTTCAACCGTATGTTCATCTGATACAATGGAAAAATCCACAGGATACGCTTTGCCAAATTCTACTGTGAGACCTTTTATATCGTGCTGTACCGGAAAACGGATCTCAACCTCACCTAAAAGATCATCTGTAACGATCCCCTGGTTAAGGACTGCATCCTGACGTTCCCTTGGCAAAAAATACATACTCCCATCTACGGTACTGTAATCCTGGTCACAGGTTTCATACAGTTCCGAAACCTCATAGTTGTTGAGTGGCCAGGTCAGATTGCTATAATAAGCATATTTCTCCTGGTCAGGTATATCAGCAGATGCCTGGGCCTCCTGATTGATCAGGCCAATACTGACGCGCATATAGGAATGATCACGATACTGCTTTTTCATTTCCTGTTTATATGCATTGCTTACAGCTTGCATTATTCTATCACCCCGCAGTCTATGATGTTGACCTTACAGTCCCGGTACTTTGTAGGAAGCCCTGATCCATTAAATTCCACCGGCGTGGCTGTACGGTTTCCCGGATACATGCGGATCGTCTGGAAACGATTGTTTACCATATCCGGGATCCGGGCGGTCACTACAAATTTGTCAAATTCCTGCAACATAGCTGACCAGGTAGCTGCATCCAGGAATTTCCACTGCAATGCATCGAATTTATACTGATCCCTGCCAACCTTCTGTCCAACAAATTCGCCATTTGCGTTTTTTCCGGAGCTGACATTGGTTGCGACCACAAGATTACCGCCTACATCAGGAGCCGGGAACTCCCGGCCATTGATCGTTATTACTGCCATTTGTTGCCGCCTCCTTACGTTGTTCTTAACGTGTAACCGCTTCTCTTTTCCAGATCCGTCAGTTTCTTCTTTACATCACGGATATCAATGCTCACTGTCAGGTCCATGGCTTCGATTAGGTCCACAATGCGCTCTAAGAGTTCCTGGATGCGCGCGATACGTGAATCATCCATACCGGTACCATTCTGTGATAATGCCACAGCACGGCTTACCAGGTTCATAAGCCTGTCATCATCATTTTCATAAACAGCTGCACGGCCTGTTACTGCCAGCGGCGGTGCTGCATTACCTGCTACACTTGACATCATGGATACAAGCGGAGCCATGCAGGAACGCATGCCGTTCTGGACTGCCTGGGTAATGCCCTGGGTGATCTGCTGGTTATTGGCAACTGCAGCACGGCCGCCCCAGCTTCCCACCATCTCCGAGATACCGTCTTCACGGGCGATAAACATCTGACCGGATTTAGGGAAGCCACCAGAAGCATGGCCGGATACTGGCGAATTGGTTCCGTAATCCCAATCATCACTGTCATCTGCCTCATCATCTTCAGCGTCTTCTTTAGCACTCTTGAAAATACTCTTCGCGCCTTCCACAATGCCATCCCAAACACCACCGACAAAATCAGCACAGCCCTGCAGCCATCCGGCAATGGAACCCCAGACGGATTTTAAGCCGTCCCAGAGTTTGTTCATGATGCTCTTTCCGACCTCGATCATTGCATCCGGTTTAAACACTTCTTTGATCTTTTTCCAGATATCTTCAAACCAATCCTTGATAGCGTTCCATTTTTCTTCAATGGTCCTTTTTACACTGTCCCAGATCTCTGAAAGCTTGTCTCTGATCGCTTCGAAAATAGATGTCGCAAGAGCTTTGATTGCATTCCACAACATAGAAGCAAATGCCTTGATCGCATTCCAGCGAAGTTCCCAAGAAGTCTTGATATTCTGTAAAGTTCCCGTAATAGTAGCATGGATCAGGTCCATTAAAGTTTTTACGATATCCTTCATGGCGTTCCAAATGCCACTGTAATACGTTTTTATTCCATCCCAGGCTCTTTCCCAATCTCCAGTAAATACACCTACTATAAAATCAATGAGACCACCTAATGCCGTCAACACATCCTGCAAGATTTCAGCAATATGACTTGCAAAGCTAAAAAAGGAATTAATAGCTGTCTGTACAAAATTTGCAATTACAGGAGCCGCTGTTTGTATGAACCACTCTATAAACGGAAGCAGTACATTATTCCAGAGTACGGTGATCGCATCTGCTACTTTTCCACCAAATTCCAGAAATGTTGCGATCAATGGTGCTAAATACTGCTCTGTAAAAGTTGAAAATTGCGTGGACAGGTTCTGTAATACCGGAAGAAAATAGGTATTATAAACATCCAGTAGAAGTGTTCCGATTTCAGTAAAACCCTGCTTGAAAGCCATTAACATTGGTGCAACATGCTCATCATAGACCTCTCCAATTTTGGTAAAAGTTGTTTCAACCAGGGATCTGATAGCTCCATAGATTGGCTCTATTGCGGAAAAGGTATCTTCTACTGTATCACGTATATAATCAGCATTTTCAATGAATGGTGCTGTGAGTACGTCCAGAATATCAGCTGCAATGTTTCCAGCCAGTTCCGTTATGCCCATAAAAGCTTCGGAAAAAATACCAATAATATCCGATGTAAACTGAACAGCACCGTCACTTCTCAGTGAAGAAAAAATAATTGCCAATGCTGAGCTAAAGTTGCTGGTTATTTCTGCTATCCTGGAACCGATATTGAACATCTGGACTATATAATCCTTGATACGTTCTTTGCGCTGTTCCAGGTACCTGCTGATGCCGCCCAGAAGATTATCTGCGATCGTTGCACCGATGCTTGCTACAGAACCAGTAACCTGTCCTAAAGACTTGGCCAGTGTATTGGCAAAACCTAAAGCCGCTGTCTGCACATCAGAATCAGTAAAAATATTCCCAAGGCTGTCTTTTATGGACTGGATGCTGCTTTGGATCGAATCAAATACAGATGTGTCGCCAAAAGCATCCCAAAAACCACTTGTAAAAGAATCTTTTAACTGGTTCAGCAGGTCAGCTATCTTCCGCAGCTTACCACTGACTATATCTTCCTGTTCCGGAAGTGTTCCCATATCAAAGTCATCTGCATTGTAGCCGCCTGCTCCACTACCGCCAGATCCGCTTCCGCTATCTGAACCACTATCCGGGTTTAAGATATTAAGCTCATCAATACCAGTGGTAGCCGTTTTGATATCCTTAGCAGCTTTCTTTGCAGCATTCCCAGCATCGGAAGCATCCGTTCCAGCTTTATCTGCTGCGGCAGCTACAGCTTCCATACCAGCTGCAGTTGCGGATGCTCCTGAATCTTTACCACCAGACATCAAGGCAAAAAAGGCTTTAAATGCATTCGCCAGGCTGAGTATTTTACCAATGACTGCATTGATCACCTGGATGACTGGGGATAATGCAGCTATAAGGCCCTGGCCTATGGTTGCCTTTAAGCTGTCAAACTGCAGCTGTAAGATACGGACCTGGTTCGCCCAGCCAGTGGATGTCCTGGAAAAGTCACCTGCTGCCGTTGTCAGCTGATCCTGTACAAACTTATACCGCAGGGCAACCTTTTCCATTTCCGACATCTTTGCTGTAGTCTTTCCGAAGCCATTTGCCATAGCATAGCTGTCAAGAGCCGTCTGGGTCATAACAATGCCCAGGTCTTTCAGGCTTTCTGTTTCACCAGTGAATACAGACTTTAACTTCGTATATGCCTCATCCTGACTGATGTTGTAGAAAGATGCCACATCTCCGGCAAGACCAGTAAGAGTTGTGGACATGTCATATGCAGCTTTCTCACTGAAGCCAAATGCCTTTGCCATAGCTCCAAAAGTACCGGTAAACCGCTTTGCCATGGTCTCAGACAATCCAAACTGAGTGGCTGCATTCTGGGCAAACTTATCTACCTGTTTGCTCATCTGGGAAAATGTAACATCAACTACGTTCTGGACTTCTGCCAGATCAGAGCCTAATTCTATACAGGACTTTCCAAAGTCAAATACTTTTTTGACTGCAAAAGCAGCTGCAAGTGCTTTGCCAGCTTTTTTTGCCAGATTCTGTATCCCCAGCATCTGACTGTCAAACTCATTCTTATTTACTACCAGATCAAGCCCGATCTGGCCTACGCTGTCTGCTGCCATATATGTCACCTGCCCTTTTCGTTAAGACAGGCACATCGGCACAGCGTCTTAGATCTTTAACTCAAATATTTTCCTGCATTCCTTATTTTTACATTTAAAAAAGATGCCCTTGCATTTGGCATCTTCTGACTTCATTGCATTGACCGGATACCCGCAATACGGGCACCGGACTTTTTCATGCTTTACTTTTTCAATTTCAACCACCTCCGCATAATGCAGCGAACATCCTTTCCAGACCTTCCATTTCCCTGTCATAAGCCTCCGGAGTCATCTGCTCCATCTGATGTTTACGCCAGCTGTCATGGATTCTTCGCTGATCAGTGGTAAAATGTTTGATCACATTATCATCTGTTTCAGAACGTATCGCTACCACCCGTCCCAGGGGAGTTTCCGGTCCAAGTCCGGCCAGCAGGGAACGGAACTCATCCCAGCTGACCGTTTCAAACTCTTTCGTCCTTATACGCAACCCGTACTGCGTCATGAAACTGGAAATGATCAGGTCCCAGTCTTCAAACAGGTCGTAGTACGGGTCAGCGCTCTCCCTGGCCTGTGATATCTCCTGTGATCAGCTTTATGGCCTCCTGAATGACAGTCATCCAATCTGGAACCAGCAGTTTCAACGAATCAATTACCTTTCTGGATTTTTCTGGAAATACCAGTTCGTATAATTCATTCATATTTTCTTCTGAAGTTCCACCATTTCTTGTAACATTAATTACTTTCATCATGGTCGGAGCATCTGCATTTACCTCCAGTTTTTCTCCATTGATCATCAGGCATGGATTCCCATCAAATGTAAGCTTATCTGTAATATCTACTACTTTTGCCATTGCTCATTGTCTCCTTTTACGCTGCCACTACCGGTGTATAGGTTGGTTTTCCATAACAGGTAACCTCAAACTCCAGGGCATCGATATTCGTTGTATCACCGCCTCCTGGGGTAGTCACATTTACTACTACATCACAAGCCAGCTTAGCCCCGGATGTCATGGTCCACTCAAACTTGGTCATTACATCCTGGCCAAATTTCCATGCAAGGCCTGCGATATAATCATTTCCGGCATCACCTACGGAACGCTTTCCCTTAAAAGCAAAGCTGAGTTTTTTGCCAGTCATAGCAGATTTGGCCCAGCCTTCTGCATCCATGGCATACCATTCTTCTGTGGTGCCGTCAATGGTTGGCGCAAAGTTCTCCAGATCCGCAGGCATTACCATATCGCCGTCCACGCTGTCCATACCCTTTGTACCAAATTTAAACACGTTATTGTGTACAGGATATACTTTTCCTCCTACTTCACTCATTACACATTCCTCACTTTCTCTGATAGATAAGATCCAGCCAGATCACATATTCATATACCCCATTATCATCCGTTCCTACGTCCTGGGGTTCAGGAACCATTAAACGAAGATAATTAATGTGGGTATCTCCTATGTCCAGACTGGATATGCTTCTAAGTTTCTCAAATAGTTGATAAGCAGCTTCTTCACTTTCCGGTTTGTCCCTGTTCCAATGGACCAGAAGAGAGAGCTGCTTTGTATCATAGGTAGTGTATTCCAGGCCACCTAAAGCAATATTGGGTGGTCCGGATCCACTTCGGTTATAAATACCTATGGATTTCTGCTGTTTATTATCCAGTTTGCCGATATAAACATGGCTCTCTTCTGCAATTCCAAGAGAAATGATCCAATCCTGTATGTCCGTTAACCGCAGCATCATACGCCACCCGCCTTTTTATAAAACTTCTTAAAGGCTTCCCTGCAAAAACCGGAGCTGACACCTCCCGGAAGCCATGGCTCAAACCATTTACCGCCTGCAAAAGGATTTTCATACTTCTGGAACTGATATTCCGGATGATAATACAGCCGCCTTGCATATGGCGTGCTGGATACCAGGCTTACTTTTCCGTTAGAAGCTTCACTGGTGTCCACGAAGGTGCTTTCATTCTGCAGGTTGCCAGTATCAAACGGCATGACCTGTGCCTGTACCACTTCCGTATGCAGCGCTTCCGCCGTCTGCTTCAAAGCAACTACTGCTGCACGGGTCAGCTGGCTGATACGGGGCATGTTCAGCTTTATAGTTGACTTTACCTGCATCAGATCACCTCCAGACTGCAGTAATTTACCGTACCGTCCGGATTCCTGTTCTTGCATCCCTGCTCGATCCGGCGTTCTTCACCAAATACCGTTACTGTTCCGCCACTTAAAGACGGCATATCTGGTGCAATGTCTCCCGTAAAAAGCGCTGTACCAGTGATCTGCACCAGCTTCTTTTCCGCTGTCAGAATGGTCTTGGCTTTATCCTGGAAGTTGCACATCAAATCTGCATCCAGGCTGTACTTCGGCCTTCCCTTATTATCCAGTTCTTCCGATTCCAGGTGGACATGCACAGGCGTCTTACAGAGCCTTTTAGGTACTAAACATGGATATTTCATAGTCTCACCTCGCTAAACGGCAGCAAAGGCCCGTCTGGCACAGCATAGCGTATACATCCCGTTTCATGGCAACGCCTTTATCTGTAAACACGTTCCAGGAATTACCAAACTGCATGGACACACCGTTGATGCTGTAGCTCTGCAAAACCGTGTTGATCTCATCTGCATTTTCTGTCTCAAAATCAGCCTGCTGGCAGACCACTTCCCGGATCAGGTCCTGCTGGAATGCTGTCAGGTTAGAAAATCCCTGACCTACGATACGGTTGTAAGTCAGGGAATCAATATGGCGGCTGGCCTGGCGGAGAGCCTTTTTAAGCTCATCCGCTGGCACAGCACTGCCTTCATATTCAGTCTGGTAATATTCCGGGGTTACATACGGCTCATAAGCCATAAGACCACCTCCGATCAGGCTCCGGTATACTCTGTAGTATCCACATCTACGTAGATGCTGTCTACCTTACCATCACGTCCATTCGGGAATACAAACACATCAGACAGGGAACGGTTCTGATACAGGTATCCGTCACCCTCTGTATGTGCTCCTGGTTCAAAGTAGTAGATGCTGGAGATCTTCGGAACGATCTTGCAGGTCTGACCGCACGCTACCAAAACATTGATCCTGTGCGCTCCTGTTACAGCAGCTACATGGTTTTCGGTATCCTCTGTCACCTTTTTCAGTGGTGCAAAACCGCCGTTCTCCGGCTCCCAGTCAAAGGCGTCATAGAAACGCTCATCATCCACTACTTCCATGATCGGCACGCCGTCAATGTCGGTTACACGGGTCTCAATTCCCATGCCGCCCTCTGCAACCTGGGTCATCTCGATCTTACGTGTAAATTCTGTGGACTGTTCCAGGGCATCCATGATCGCGCTGGATACATACATGACCAGAGTACCATTTGCCTTATAACGTCTCAGCTTCCCCTTTGCCAAGATGTCTTTCAGCATGCCGAATACCTTGGCCTTGGTATAACCGGAAGCCGCAGTAGCAGAATGGTAGCTTTCTTCTTTCTGAGCTGCCTGCGCTACCTTGGAGAAGAACAGCGCATCTGTTTCCGGAACCACCCAGGTCTTTTCAAATGTCCTGGAAATATTCTGGATGGATGCGGTCGCATTGGTCTCATCCACATCAGCCTTGTCGATCATAAATTCCACATCACGGTCATGAGTCAGTGTGTACGGAATATCTGTCTGCGCATAGCTTCCGCTGTTCCAGCCACCATTTCTGCTGTGATTTTTATATCCGGATGTGCTCATCTGGGTAAAATGGAAGGTTTTCGCATCCAGCCATTTTACATTACTTGTTACAAAGGGAGAAGTCAGGGTTCCCTGAATGAGGATCTCTAACAACTCCGGTTCCCATACCTGTGCATAGTTTAAATTTGCCATTTTATCACCTTATCCTTTCTTAGTTGTTCCAACGGTTCCAACGCTTTGTTGCTACCGTTGTCTGCTGTGTCTGTGTTGCCTGCTGGGCCTGTCCGGTTCCCTGGCTGCCGCTTGCAGCTCCTACCTGGACAAATCCGGACGCTGCGGATGCCTGGGGTTTTAAAGCAGGCACATCTTCCAGCACCTTATTAAGTGCCGCCTTTAATGTTTCTTCATTGATTTTTCCATCCTGACCTGCTACCTGGCTGAAATCTGCCATCTTGATCACATAAGGGATGGTACTTGCTTCGATACCAAGTGATACAGCCGCCATAACAGCTGCGCTGTTTATCTGGGCCTGCTGTGCTGCAGCCTGTGCCTGTGCCATCTGAGCCTGCATAGCGCCAATATCCGGAGTATTGGCCGCCTTCTGCTGCTTAAAAGTTGCAATGGCCTGCTCGACCTCTGCCTGACTGAGTCCCTGCTGCTTAAAATAAGCTTTCAGCGCTGTATCTTCTTTGGCTGCCAGTGTACCGTCAAGCATCTGCTGGATCTTCCCGTAGTCAATCGCCGGAGCTGTTCCCTGCTGATTGCTCTGATTCTGCTGTGCTGCCGGTGCCTGCGCTTGGGCTGTACCTGCCGCCTGTTGTGTCTGCTGTCCCTGGTTCTGATTTGTTTCTGCCATGTTAATAGTCTCCTTTCCATTTTGGGAGTGTCACTCCTGTTACTGATCCATTTCCATCGGTGTCACCGGCCGCGCAGAGTTTAATGCCATACTCGCGTTTGGGCATAAAAATAACACGCATCTCTGCGTGCTTATGACTAAATGCTATAACTATTTAGAACTTTTCAATAACTTTGCCACACTTGGCGCATCGCCTTACATAACCGCCATACTTGCCAGATGCGCGGCTCCAGTGCTTGCGGTAATGATGATCACATCCGCAGCGCTTCCAGAAAACTTTCTTTCGGATCCATGATAAGATTCCCATTGTGTTCACCTCCTACTGTTGCGACGTCGCAACGATATGTCTTATTTAATTTCAACGCTCGGAATCAGTCTTTCCGGGTAAAATACCAACTCATAATGGTACTCATCTGTTCCTTTTGGTTCTGTCTGTTCCATCACGTAGCAGGTCCAATCATTCAGATAAATATAATCTTTATAATACTGATCTTGTCCTGTTTTAACCGTTACAACCAGTTCGTTGGAACCATTATTGCTGAGTGCCATGTACCCCTCGGCCTGGAGCATAACCGTATCAGTTCTTGCATTGGTAACTGTTATTCTACGATATATGTTAAACTCATTCGCATCTTTAGACAAATTGTGGTTCACGGTTGATGCGGTAGAAAAAGAACAGCCCGATGCCCCCAAAGCCACACAAAGAGCCGTCATAAAAGCTAAAATTTTCTTTCTCATTGCTTATTCCTCCACATGACATGTATTTTTCACTTTTTGATAGATGTCCTCATACAGTTCCTGTCTGTCACCGTTGTAAGTATATTCTGCATAGATGCCATCTCCTGATACCGTAGTAGACGCAAGGCATTTATAATTCTGCAAAGTCTTACAACTCCACACAATAAACACATTGCTCAGATCGATCTTTTCATTCTGCTCCTGAGAGTTGTACCACTCAACAAGCTTCTTTTTGCATACGCTCTGAAAGTGTGCCATTCCTGTAATAATCATATTTATCCTCTCTTTCTTAAAAATGGGTACAAAAATACCACCGGCCTGCTGACTGGTGGTATTAAATGCGGTTTTCTTTTTTTCTATTCCATCTGGGGTAATTTACTAAACTTTACTGATTTTTCTCATTATAATACTCCCGCTTCTCTTAACACACTCTCAATTTCTTCTTGCGTTGGTATCGGATGAGCTGCGTTGTATGTCTCACGTTCTTCCCGTGACACTAAAACCGGACATGTTGAAGCTGATATTCTGTCTAAATACCATTCATATGCTTCTTTTTCTTCATCTGTCACGGTATCACCTCCACAACAATACTATCTTTCTGTTTTGATAATATACGCATTTTACAATCCTTGTCAAGCAAAAACTCTTTCTGTTTGTGATAATGACTGATTTTTGCTATGTATGCACCTTTCGAACCTTTTGGTACTAAAAAAATCATTTTAAACGGTTTATTTAATGCCGCTTTAGACGAAATAGATGTACTTACAAATTGTTTATCAATAAAAATATCTCCTACAGCGTATTTTTCATACGGATTAAACTCCATGTTGCGATAACAGATTATATCGTGCTTAAGTTCGTTGCTTTTTAACGCAGCGGATATTGTATTGGCATATTCTACCAGTCCCCTGTCCTCTGATATATCACCTCGAAGCATTGCATTTAACCGTTCAAAAAATCTATTTGGTTTTTTATCACCAGAATTGTACGTATACTTTTTGATTGCATGTATTTCTTTACTTGATAAATCTGCAATCCACTGCACAGCATCATTACAAAGTAATTCCTCGTTTTTTTCAGGAGAGGCAGCTTTAAAATTAGCAAGTGGTCTCTTTGCGTCTGCATATTCCCGTGCATCTGTGCCACCGGTTTTAAATCTAGCATGTTTCCAGAAATCCATTTTCTGGCCGTACATCTTTTTATTGTCATTATCCAACGAATACTTTGCCAGCCTCCCGTACTTTTCTTCCTGCCGTGCTGCATACTGCTCTTTGGCTTCGTCCTTGCTCTGCTGCCCGATTGCTTCCAGTTCTTCCTTCGTCCAGCTATCGTCTGCTGTGGATATGCCTGGGAAATATGTAGTGTGCGAATCCTTACATCGTGGATGATAAAGCCCTTTGCTGATGGCGTAGCTCATCAGCGGATATTTCTTCCCAGTCTCCGGATCCACGCCGTCCTTACTGCCGCCGCTCCACACATCATCAATAAGCACCTTGCCGACGAAGGGAAGGCACTTAGGACACGGATTCCCACGCTTGGCCATGATGACCGTTGTAACTCCCCACTCCTGACGTTTTTCGCCTTCTCCCTGCAAGTAAGCTCTTTTGCTGGCCGTCCGGATCGCCATGTCTGCATAATCCGATAGCGTGTGTCTGGCTCCATTGGCATATTCTATACAATTAAGTCCGCGGGATAGCATATCCTTTGTAGCCATATCCACAGCCTTTTCGTAGGTCCCAGCGCCGCTGTTGGCATATACCTGAGCATCAAAGATTGCTTTCCGGTAATCATCATTGGCTTTTCGGAGCACTGCTGTTTCTGCAGCTTCCATATCGTGTGTAGTAGCTTCAATCAACGCATTCAGCTTTCGGTCATTCAGCTTAAAGAACTCTGCCGTCATTGCATCATGCGCAGGTGATCTGTTTCTTCCGGATGTTTTCCAGCCTTTTTTGATGGTCTGTAAGATCTTGATCTCCTGCTTCATGTTGCCTTTTGCGCGTGCCTGCCTGATCAACTGTTCAATCTGAGCATTAATACTCTTAAACTGTTTCTGGTATTTCTTCTGGTTCTTCTGCTTATATCGTTCCAGTGCCTTCATCTGTTCGGTTTGCCACATAGACCAGTTATAGCCTTCTTTTGTCTCTTCTGCCCTGTGCCGGTCCATATTTCGGATCATAGATGCCATCAGCTCGTTTTCAATGCGCTGGAAGGCTTTGGCCAGATCGTATTCATTATTTGCCATTGGTAATCACTCGTTTCTGAAGATGCTCTGCAATTTTTGCACAACGCTGCCTGTTTTTGCAGCGTATAGAAGTTTGGCACCTAGAATTTCCTGCCAGGCAACAGTACTCAATTTTCTCTAACTCTGGTTCAAAATCAGGGCAGTATTCGCAGAAATCTTGCAATAGCAGCATAAAACCAGGAATCTCCATGACATCACCTCCTGTTAGCCAGTACTTTATAGCCCTGCGCTTTAAACCCTCTTGTAAGAGACTTAAGCTGCGTTATACTTTTACAGTGATCACATCTCAGCTCTGCATAGTCATTTTTCTCAATGGCATAGATACCGAAAGGTACCTGCTCACTGGCTATTTCCAACAGTCCCTGGTACTCCGTCCGGTTCATTCTGTACATCCGGTTCGCTACTTTGACCTGCATCCCCTTCACCTCCAAGATTGACATTAAAAAGCCCGGCAGTCATATTGACTCCCGGTTCTTCTACCTCTGCAATGCCCTGTTCTGCTTTCAGACGGGCGATTTCTTCTTCCTTCCACGTATCATCCCTGGAATCTCCATACAGTTCTTCCACCTGGGCTTCTATGCTCATCAGGGCTACACCTGGCCTGGCTTTTGACATGGTCTCTATCTGGCTTTCAAAAGAAGGATTCGCATATTCACCAAAGGGGATATCCACCTTAACATCTTCTACAGGCTTTTTCGTCAGGATATTGTACGCATTAATAGCAGCACCTACAACTTCCGGAAGGGTTTCCTGCAACGCTTCCACAATGGCGTTCCGGGTATAAAGCGTGGTCTTTTCCTTTTCTCTCTGAGCTTCTGCATTATCCAGTTTCTTGGTGTCAATGCCCAGTGTTGATGGGCTGATCAGCCCCTGCAGGCAAAGATCCAGTGCCGTCACATAAGACGCCAGATAACTGTCATGCGGGATTGTAGGCTGGTCTGTTTGGATCTTATTTACACCGTCCTCAGCCATATTGTTTTCCGCAGCAAAATACCGGCAGTCAAAAGAGTTTGGCCGTATAGTCATCCCTGTTTCTGGATCCTTTGGTACCAGATCTAACGGAACATAACTTTTGGCCCTTCCTGCCCGGAGCGCGTCCATCCACTGGGACCATACTTCATCAAACGCGTCAAAGCTGTCCAGTTTTCCATCAAAGATAGATCCTCCTCTTCCTTCGTACTTTGCCGATTCATACACATGCAGCGGCACTGCCAGGATCACGCTGCTATCAAATGTATAATCCTGAAGGTTTTTGGTCTGTTCCAGCACCTTCAGATCTACCAGCTTATCATCCAGGTAAAGCTCATTGGTGATGTAGCCATAACCATAGCGCTCATTAAGGACGTACTGCTTCCCTTTGGTTTTAAAAGGCGTTTTGAAAATCACTTCATTTACCCGGTCACGCAGCCTGATGATTTCGATCCGCTCACCAGGATACCATTCCAGGATCGGATATTCGCTCACTGCCGTGTCTATGGTAACCTTAAAGGCACCGTCACCAATGTACAGGACTTCTTTCAGCGCCTTTTCGATCTTCTTGCGGAAGCGGTTCTGCTTCTCTATTTCCTTCCATACCTGTTCCTGAGAAGCACGGTCAAATATAAAGTCATTCATATCGACCAGGGTAATGGATGCCAGGGTCTTAACGATCAGAGATGGAAGGCCTGTATGGATCTTTCTCATCTCCATTCCAGGGCTGCACTTACTACTCCAGAACTTATATTTATCCGCATATTCTGTCAGATCTCCATACAGCTGTTCCAATTCATTACTGTCACCCCTGTACCAGATGCGGTTGCGGATGGCATTTGTTTCAAAGTCCAGCGTTTCTCTGATTTGTATATTATATGGGCTGGCAGAATCGATCTGCAGCCAGCTCTTCACCCCACGCCGAATGTTATCACTCATCTTGTCCAACCACCTCATTTCTCATTATCCTCCTCGAATCCGATCAGTTTTTTATACGGAATCCATGAATACTGACTCGCATTGATCGTATGATCGTTTTTATCTTCCGGTTCGTCTTTGTCTTCTTTCCAGCTGTACTTGTCCAATTCTGACAAATGTTCTGTACAGTCATCCACTACCAGATAGCATCCCTGCTGGATCCAGCCCAGCTGCAGCTTGATTCGGTCCAGGATGCTCAGTTTTTTATAAGCATCCCAGAAATTGTACAGGCAGCCATGCAGCCGCTTGTACTTGCGCAGTTCTGTAATTGTTGCCTGGTCTGCATTATCTACGTAAACATCTTTTGCAAATCCCCATTCACTGCGGCAATGTTCCAGGAAGTTCACCAGTTTCACAGCTGTATCACTGGGAGCTATAGGCGTATCCAGATCCGCATTGTTATAAACCTTTTCGGCCAGTGTGATCAGTCTCCTGTCTTCCGTGATCCCCTGGAAGATCATGGCAATGGTATCAGGGGATCTGCTGGAATACGCCGTATCAAGGCCACAGGAGAACTTTTTCCATTTGATCCGGCCCTCCTTCACTTCCGCCTTTACCCAGGCAGCAGTAACAACGTACTTTTTCCGGTCAAAATTAGGGAATACCAATCCGGTGGCTTTACCGCGAAGCCCCAGGATCTTATTTTTCCAGATTTTCGTGCCTTTCGGTGTGTTAGCCAGGATCTTGTCCAGCTTCTCCTTTGGCAATCCTAGGTTATGGACAAAAGAAAAGAACCAGTGCACCCAGCCGGGCTTTGGTTCTTCTTTCAATTCGTCTTTTATTTCCTGCGGCGTCTCTGATTCCCATTCCGGCAGAGGACGGGAACAGTTTATATACTCCTTATACACGTCCAGGTTTGGATCATCCGGATTAAGTGTCGCCATCAGATAATCGCAGCGCATGGCAGCTTCTCGCACAAAGTCAATGTCCGCTGTGTTGATCTCATCGATATACAGACATCCATATTGACCGCCCAGTGCCTTCTGCCATTTCTTTTTGTCGCCATATCCCATGACGTAGATAACTTTGTCACCGCCGGACGCATGGAAAAGGATATGTGGGATCTTATCGTCTTTGGTACCATTGCCGTTGTACTCAGCCAGTATCCCAAAATCGTCAATTATCCCCAGATCCTTGTTGATGATATTTTTCTCAGCTGTACCGGTATCCTTTGCAGCTATGATATGCAGCTTCTTAGGCGATTCAGCCACCTTAAGCATGAACTTGAACAGGCCTACTGTGGTCTTTCCGGCTGCGGTGGTTAAGTACCCTCAAGAAATTCTACAGGCGCATCACAGTGAAGGAATGCCTTGTACTTTTCGGATAGTAATAATCGTTCAGAACTCATGAGGTTGCATCACCGCCTCTCATCTGCCGGATCAGGTCATCCAGTTTGCTCTGCTCAGATTCCAGGCCAGATACCTCAAGCTTATCCTTAAACATGCCAAGATGGCGGCCAAGCAGCTCCAGAGCTTTCTCCTTGTCATTCAGTTTCAGTTCAATGCCAAACTTGCCTTCTTTGATTCCGGCAATGGCCTTGATCTGAGTTTCAGACAGCTCTTTTGTATCTGTCAGCACTACGCAGCCATCAACGATCTGTGCAAAGTCTGTGGCCCTGGCAAATGCGATAGCAGCCAGTTCTTCAATCACGCGGTCCTGTGTGACCTCCGTCCGTTTCTGGCGCTCCTGCATGCGTTCTGAGATATAAGCCGCAACCTTAGCATTTCTTAGCAATCGACTTGCATTAGCCGCTGCTATATCATCATTCTTCACTCTTGGATAAGCGACCTTGTAAGCCCGCGTGGCATTCAGGTCAATGAGATATTCATCTGCAAAAATTTTCTGTTTTTTTGTCATTTGGGGCTCACCTCGCTTTCTTTTACATGCCAAAAAGAGCCCCGGTCTTTTCAACCAGGACTCTCAAAGGAGAAGGAAATGCTGATAGCAGCAAAAATCATCGGAACGGAAGGACTCGAACCCTCGCTTAGGACACAAGCCATTGCTCTCCCAACTGAGCTACGTTCCAAGGGGGAGGCAACAAGCTTTCGCCTGCTGCCTGGTGGGGTTTGACGTAAGCCGCCAGCCGTATGCCTTTGGCTTCATGCACGCTACCATAATATCACGGAAGTACCCCTTCGTAGTTACCCACTTTTTTATTTTTCTTTCTGGCGCGTTCCTCTCGTTTCCCTTGAATCACACCGTATGTATATGCCACCGAAAGCATGAACGGTGAACACTTGCATTTATATCTATCCATAAGGCCCTGAAAAAATTCTGCCATATCCGTTCCAGCAAAAACAACTACAGGCTGATAACCATTAATACGTAATTCTTCCTGAATGTTCATCTTATGCCACCTCCCCGTAAACAACCTTGCATTTATTGCTGTTGCCATTAGAGAGCATAAGCTCGATCACAGTGGGATAGCCATTCTCATTCAACCACTCTTTGACCTTCTCCAGAACGCTTCCCTTATACTGAACTGTAACACCGTCATGACCATTCCGGCTGTAAGCCGTTCTCACAATCTCATCTGTAAAAATATCCAGCTTCTGAATAATGGCACTGACTGCCTTATCATGGGGCCTACCAGACTCAGAAAGAATACCTAACTCTTTGGCAATACCTGTGCAATCCCACAATTTTGGTTCGTCTGAAATCACTGGAGCATTAACTGGATAACCTGAATCAGAATAAATCCTCATTACTTCCGCAGCTATATATTTAGAATCCACTCCGGCATCATGTAATGCAGCTTTGACATTCTTCACCATCATGTTTACGGAAGGAAGTTTCTCTTTCTTCTGCTTGTCCTTCTTTGGCATCTCGTAGGAACCGGTCTTACGAAGTGTTGGAAGAACTTCATCTGCGATCCAATCCGTGAAAGCTTCTGCATTTGGCTTGTGGCTCTTAAATACCAGCTTATACACACCGCTTTCTGTGAGAAAATTCTCACCCGCATTGTTCAATTTTCGGATGTCAACTTTATTGACTTTAGAATTCGTCAGCTTTACAACCTGCTTTTCATTCATTTTGGCAATTGCCATTCTCACCGCACTTTCGCCCAATTCCAAACATTCGCCCACGTGATACGGATTAAACAATACCTGTCCATCAAATTCAAATACTTCTACATCATGTCCTTCAAAAATCATTAAATTCTGCATTGCAATTCCTCCTTGCAATTTCTGGCGGAATCACTTACAATACAAAGTGATTCCTGGGTTTACAGGTTTCGATTTTTGAGCAATCACGTCGGTCGCCAAACTTACCGTGACTGCTCTTTTTTTGTTTCAACTTCCGCTTTCACAAGCTCTACGATAATGTCAGTTACTGTTCTGCCTTCGTTTACCGCCAGATGCTTTAACTGCTTGTGAAGCTCGTCATCCATGATGAGCCCTACTCGTTTCATCAGCGTCCTCCTTTTAGTGTTATTTGTACTAATTTAGTTGTATATTAGCACTAATTAGTGTTTTAGTCAATACTTCTATTAAAATAATTGATTTTTAATGCGCTTTGTGAGATACTTAGTGCAAAGGAGGCATACATATGGGTTTTGGAACTGTTTTAAAAGACATACTAGCTGAAAAGAAAATGTCTATCAAAGAACTATCTCACATTACCGGCATACCACTTAATACCCTATATTCCATTACAAAGCGTGATACGGTAAATATCCGACCAGACACTTTGCAAAAAATATCTTGTGCACTAAATATTCCCAGTAGCCAACTGGTGGATTGTCTACGTCAAAATATCTTTGAAACACAAAAGGAGCTCGAGGATCTTCAAATGCGTTTAAAAGACGCAGAGCTTGCAGAAGAATATCGCTTGGAGTGTCGTGAACATCTAAAGCGTTATCTTTATGAGTTGACTAACTATCAATTTGATGATAAAGAAATCGATATTATATTATCCACCGCAGTTCTTTTAAAAAAGCCACCCACCACTGAGTAGGTGGCTTTTTCCCAACATATCACGACCTCTCATAAATGTAAATCCATCAAATTGTGTATACAATTCTATAACGTATGGTAATTTCTAAATTTAAATTATTTCCTTAATGAAAATACATGTCTGCTTATGAAAGCTGGTGACACTATAACGCAATATAATGTCATAAAACAAAATCATTGAATTGTTTTTGTTTGTATATTCAATTTTCTATATTCCCGTTAAAACAATAATTATAAAATTTTTATAAACTACCTTTTCTGCGCCAAAAGATAGAAAAAATACCTCCTGTACTCATAAAACTGCCTTCGTCCTACCGGAACATCCATCCACTCATATGGCGTTCCTTCAGTCACGTTCTTTAAAACCCACTTGTAAATCTCAGGAGAGGCTTTTCTGGCGGTTTCCTCAATGAGTTTGATATCTTCCTGCATCATAGCATTTCGAACTGCTTCCTGGGCCGTAGAGTCACCTGACAGGTTACTCTTAGGCATGCCGTCATTCACTGTTGCCTTTAACCCATACGCATTCTGGAGCTTCTGCTTCTTTTCAGCGTACTGAATGCAGAAATACTTTAACTCGTTGTATTTTGCTCTTGAAATATTGTAATCGCTTAGCTTTATATCCCTACGACATATTGTATCCATCGTCTTTTCCCTTTCTCACACACTCTCTATGCATGTACAACACCGTCCCCCTCTTTGTCCTGATCCACTCTGCATCCCCATTGATCACCTTCTGGCAGATGCAGCAGACCGGGACGGATATCTTCTTGGTATTATTCATTTTTCCCCTTTCCTACTCCTGGCTTCCAGCTGATCCAACAGATCCTGTATCTGGTGGACTATCAGCGGACAGGAATGATATCGTTCCATCAGGAAACGGGCCTGCCTTACGATCCCATCCCATTCCTCGGACTGCCAGGATGGGACTGCCTTGCTGTAGCGTTTCCAGAAGCCATTGTATACGTCGTAATAAATCCCTTTGACCTGCTGGTCTGAAAGGATCGCCACATCATCCAGTGTCATATCTCCTCTATCCTCACGTAGATCCCTGGGATCTCTGCCCAGAACTTCTCTGCCATCTCTGCAGCTACCAGGGCATCATCTTTCCAAAATCCGCAAGCTGTCATGCAGTCTTTTAAAAGCTTCTGGAGATTGTCTGTATCTGGCTTTGTGATCCGGTATTCACCGTCTGCATGTTTCCCCTTAGGGAAGCACCACTTGACCATCAAACGTACTCCCCGTTCAAATGGCTGTTCCGGTCTGTGTCCTGCCAGATGCCCCATCAGCTTCTGTCTGGCAGCTTTCAGATCTGCCGGTTCATAAAAAACAGGCTTGCCTTTTACCACATGCACCTGCTTCTCCTGGTGTGTCACTGTCGGTGGCACCATTGCCATAAAAAATTCAATCACCACAATCAACTCCTTGCCAAGTCTTGGTTTCCGGATTGTATTTTATAAAACCATGTCGGTTTGCCATATCAAAAATCTTCTGCATAACTTCCGGCTGTTGAATGATCCATTTAGCCACATCACTGTTTCGAATATCAAATCCTGCTTTATCTTTTGCGTGTTCAAGCGGAGGCATATGCTTTACACACTCTAAAAATTTATAATCCAATGCGCTCATCTTATTTTCTCCTTTTCATTTCCCCCTGCTCTAGGTTTGGTGCCCTCTGTGTCTGTGGGGTGGGTGGTCGTCGTGCTTGGCTTCCGCACGACTACCTACCCCCGCATAGAGGGGTGCGCTACACCACTATACGTAAGTATAGGTCCGGCGCACCCCTTTTGGCGCACTGCGCGGGACTGCACCAGACCCAGGTCATGCGCACCGTGCGCCAGACCGTAAATTTCTGGTTCAGCGCACCTGCGCCATACTGCACTAGACTGCGCCGTTTTTCTGGTCTGGCGTACCCTGTTTTTCCTTTCTTCTGATATACATTTTGCCATCAGCTCCCTGATATTTTTCATAATGATCTGCCAGATCTTTCTTCCTTTTATTGCTGTCCCCTAACCATGAAAGCAGTGTCCTTGATGATGTATCAAGTTTATCTGCAAGCTCCTGGGCAGGCACCTCACGGCCCTCAAATTCAATGTTGGCAAACTCTACTTCAAAGGAACTGAGCTTTTTTTCCTTCGCTTTTTGAGCCAGTTCTTTTCTCTTTTCCACTGCCTTTTGCCAAAGCGGTTTCTCCGTCTCTGGCTGGATATCACTCAAGATCCCTACCTGATCAATGGTATGGACCGGATAATTGAACCACGCATTGACTGCCGGAAACTTCGGAAACTCTCTTAAAGTGCCTTCAATACGCCACGCTGTAACGCTCCTTGCCCTTATCCTGGCTACTTCCACCATCTTCTGAAGGTTTGCCCATTGCCACACATCCAGCTTGTTTTCGCAGTAATTGAGCATCTGGTAACTGCTGCAAAGATCATCCTGGGACAGGTCGTCATCCCATTTAAAATGGGAATCCAGGTACTGTTTGCATGCTTCACATACAGCCTTATTCTCTTCCTGTTTCAGGGCATCTTCGGACAGTTCCAGCTCGATCATATCCAGCATTGCATCCGGATCACGTGCAAATACACCGGAACCGGATGCACGGTCCATGGACTTCTTGCTGCCCTGGCTGCCTTTTGAATGGTGGTGGCAGTAGATCACGGCCACGCCCAGTTCCGTGCAGACCTTATCGAACTGATTACAGAAATTGGACATCTGGTCCGCACTGTTCTCATCGCCTGTGATGACCTTATAGATCGGATCGATGATGATGGCTATATAATTCTTCTTGGAAGCCCTGCGGATGAGCATGGGCGCCAGTTTATCCATAGGCCGGGACTTGCCTCTTAAATTCCATATATCAATGTTATCCAGATGTTCCGGATGGATCCCCATTGCCTGATAAACATCCCTGAAACGGTGCAGGCAGCTTGCCCGGTCCAGTTCCAGGTTCACATACATCACACGCCCCTGTGAGCACTGCCAGGACAGCCATTTACGGCCTTCTGCGATGGCAATGCACATTTCTATCTGTAAAAAGGATTTACCCGCCTTAGAGGGCCCTGCGATCAGCATCTTGTGCCCCTGGCGCAGTACCCCTTCTATCAGACACGGGGCCAGTTCCGGCAGGTTGTCCCATACATCTTCCAGGCTCTCCGGATCCGGCAGGTCATCATTGACTGACTCGATCCATTCTTTCCATTCAGCCCAGCTCTCCTTTCCGATGTTGGTGTCGATCAGGAACTGCTTATTCTCTCCACGCAGCACACCTGGCATACGGGACAGTCTGGACGGGTTCCGGTTCTGCTGGTCGATCTCCAGACCGTTCTTGCGGCAAATGTCATAGAGATAGTCCACACGCTTACGGTATTCTCCATAGTCTGCGGCATCTACTTTAACAATAGCATGGAGGCTCTTCTTTCCGGAATGGACCAGACACGCCACAGGAAGTTCCAGTTCCCGGATCAGCGCATGCTGCTTGTCGATCTCCATGCTGTCTGACTCTACCAGGGCATAGCGGAAGTCTGTCACGTTGTCGTTTCTTACTCCCTTTCCATCCAGCGGGTTAAAACGGATCCAGGCACCTGCCTGAGGATCATAATCTCCCAGGACACTGCCGATATCACCGCCACAGGCAGAAAGTGCTTCTATCAGCTGTCCTGCAGTACGGTCAAAAGACCCCTTATCTGCTGGGAGCCATTTATCATCCTTCTGCCAGCTCTTTACCACATAGCCTACATTCTCCCCTGCTTCAAACAGTGTCTCCAGATACCGGATCAGTTCCTTGGCGGGGTCAAATCGGGCCGGTTCCCGTACCTCTTTTCCCTCTACCCAGTTCCGGTCAATGAACACTCCTTCCTCACTGGAAATGGTATCTTCCCAGCCCAGGGCATGCCCCGGATCATAGGGCGGCGTCCACCCCTGTTCCCTGGCATACTGGACGATCGTCCCACCGGTCACGGGGGAGCCATTTCCCTTAAATCCCTTCCATTTTTTCTGGCATTCCCCAGGATGATACCTGCTGGGATCTCTCCGGCTCCAGTTGTCCCACACATCCACGCTATATCCTTCCAGGTCCAGGGCCATGCCGATATTCAGCCACTGCTGGTAATCCAGTTCAGCCGGCTCTATATGATCTAAGACCTCCAACAGGTCATACTGGCTTCTTTCCATTTCCTACTTACTCCTTAATTTTCAGGTACATAATTTCTTGGGTCCACACCTCTTGGGGCTCCTCTCCAGCCGCTCGCAGCGATCCGGTCGATCATGTTCTTTCCTGCCTCAAACGTCCATGTCCCTACATGCTGGAAGCCATATTTTTCCAGGCACCGGATCTGTTTCGGTGTGGTAAGGCCTTCCTCCTGCCGCTTATGCAGGCGGTCCAGGATCAGGTTTGCCTTTCCTGCATTGTCTATCTCATCCGGAAGGATCCCTCTCTTTTCCAGCTCCTGTTTCTGTTTATCAGAAGGCGGTGCCATTTCCCAGCCAAAAGCCGGGACATAACCGGACAGGTCTTCCGCCTGTATGCTCATCTCAAACTGTAATGGATCCACTAGTTTCTTTTTTCTGGTACGCATCTCCTGGAGCTGTTTTGCCAGGGATTCTTCCCTTTCTGCGATCACATCTTCCGACGCTTTTCTCTCAGCCTCTTCCAGATCCATAGGGCATCCGGCTGTTTCTTCCAGGTTCTCCGTCATCTTCCGGGCTACTTCCTTCTTCTCACAGATCAGGTCCGCCGGATGGCAGAGCTCATGGCGTTCTGTATGCCAGAGGAAATCCAAGAGCAATAGATGGCTCTTTCCTTCGCACAGTCTGGTCCCGCGTCCTACCATCTGGCTGTAAAGACTGCGCACCTTTGTTGGACGCAGCACGATCACACAGTCAACGGACGGGCAGTCCCAGCCTTCCGTCAGTAGCATGGAATTGCACAGGACGTTGTATTCCCCCTTATCAAAGTCTTCCAGGACTTCTGCACGGTCTTTGCTCTCACCATTGACTTCCGCAGCCTTAAATCCCTTTTCATTCAGGATGTCTTTGAACTTCTGGCTGGTCTTTACCAATGGAAGGAACACGACTGTTTTCCTGTCCCTGCAGTATTTCATCATCTCATCAGCAATCTGATGCAGATACGGATCCAGGGCTGTTGCAATGTCACCGGCTTTAAAATCACCGGACTGGATAGATACCCCGGACAGATCCAGCTGCAGCGGGATCGTCATGGCTTTGATCGGGGATAGATAACCCTCCCGGATCGCTTTCGGAAGGGTATATTCATAAGCCAGGCTCTCAAAAAATTCTCCCAGGTTACGCATATCGCCACGGTCAGGCGTTGCCGTCACTCCCAGCACTTTTGCATCGGGGAAATGCTGCAGCACCTTCTGGTATCCGTCTGAAATGCAGTGATGGGCCTCATCAATGATGATCACATTGAAATAATCATCCGAAAACTGCGACAGACGTTTTTCCCGCTGCATGGACTGTACGGAGCCTACCGTGATCCGGAACCAGCTCCCAAGGCAGGACTGCTCTGCTTTTTCCGTTGCACATCCCAGGTTCGTGCTTTTTTTGATCTTATCTGCCGCCTGCTCCAACAGTTCTCCCCTGTGTGCCAGGATCAACACACGGTTCCCCTGGCGCACACATTCTTCCGCTACCTTCGCAAAAACAATCGTCTTTCCGCAGCCTGTTGGCAGCACTACAAGGGTCTTTCGTGCTCCCTTGTCCCACTGTGTAAACACGGCTGCCTTTGCCTCAGACTGATACGGTCTTAATTCCATTTAGAACACACCCGCCTTAAACTGCTTTGGTTCATACTCCAGATAACGACTGACACGGTTATTCCTGCGCTTATTGCCATTCTTGTCCACATATTCATTGATCATGACTTCCACCTTGCCGGTAGAGCATGGCACTTCATTCCAGTTAGGCCGCAGTGCTTCCCCTTTCTTCTTCTGTCCAATGCATAAGAAGAACTGGCTCAGTCTCCACTCTGCCTTTGAGTTCAGGTACAGGCTGTCAAATACATGGTGTTCCTTGCCGTCCTTATCCTTGATCAGAAGATCCAGGTTTGCCACGTTACACGGCGCCATCTTATCGCTTCCTCCAAAATGAGCACGTTCCATGGATGCCACTGTAAATTCATAAGTTCCTTCCTGAAGGGGCTCAAACTCAGTCCCTTCATTCTCGATCGCATCATCCCAGCCGATCTCTTTTCCTAAATCTGCCATTTTTTTCATCCTCCTCATTAATTAAAGACTAAAGCATCCTTTTCTTTCATTTCCTTGATCGCCGCATACACCTGGCTCCAGGCACCTACCAGGACACCATCCACAAAGCCCGGATTGACCTCTTCATACATGTAAAGGGGCGTATCCACCGGTACATATCCCTTGGCTTCACATACGTTCTGGATATCCCATTCGCACACATCATTGGCGATCATCAGATCACGCAGTTTCTTGGGGATACGTGGATCCAGTGCCGATCTTTCATCCGGCTTTACATCCCCTTTGCCGCCCTCCACAAGCACAGCGCCTTTCTTTTCTTCTGCAGGTTTTTCATTGCCCTTGTTACTACTGACTGTCTCCGGCTGTTTTACCGTTTCTGCCAGTCTGGCAGATGGTGCTGGCGGTGTCTCCTGTACAGGGTCCGGCTGTTTTACCTCCTGCTTCTCCTCTGCCGGGGCTGTTCCCGGTTCCAGGATCTGCCGGATGCTCTCATATGTAAACGGCACTTCATCCGGCAGATTGTAGCGGTTCTTTGCATCCCAACAACTGTGATGGGTCGTATACATAACACGTTTTCCGCCCTGTGCTTTGTTCTTCCCTTTCTGGGCTCCCTGGCCATCTACATTTACTACCATGGTCTTATAGTTCGCAAACAGAACCATGTCGGCCCATTCCTTCACCATGGGAGCCACGCCCTTACTCAGCTTCATCTCCCAGCGGTCGTACGCTCCCAGTTCATCCGGCTGCTCAAACTTCCGCATCTTTGCATGGGCTGTAAAGACTACATTCACGCCTGCTTTGATCACTTCCGTAAGAAGATTTAAAAGACGCCCAAATTCCTCCTGTACATAGGTATAGCCCTTTCCATAACCAAACTCTTCAATGCTGCTTTTATGGTTTTTATCGCAGATCTGGGTAATACAGAGCATTTCAGCCCAGTCCGCTGTATCAATGACCAGAGTCTGGCATACATCTGGATGATTTTTCACATACATGACCTGTTCCATGAGCATCATCCAGCTGCTTGGTTCTTTGGTACGTGCGATATCCATATCCCTGGTAGATCCTTCCGTATCGATAAACAGGGGATCCGGGAAGCAGGAAGCCAGTGTAGACTTCCCGATCCCTTCAGGACCATAGATCACTGTTTTCTTCGCGCCTGGCATTCTCCCTCTGATAATCTCCATTTAAAAAACACCTGCTTTCCATTCTTTCTTTTCTTCCATAGGGGTCTGCCCCACCACATACCCGTCTTCAATAACAATGCTGCATTCATCACCCGTTGATACCCTGGTAGCGATTGCCTGGAGACCTTCTGTCTCCAGGCACTTTCCAAACTCCTGAAGGGTATGCAGGTCCATCTGTTCCAGCTTGTCCATGAGTACAAAGCCGCATTTCGGATTTAACCGGCGTACGATCGCGGTAGATACCTTAAGCTGTTCAGAGCCGGACATGTTATCCCATTTCTGACCGTTGTAGACCAGTTCCCCGTCTTCAACCGTCAGTCCTGGGAGCGGCAGATCGGCTTTCTTTAACAGTTCCAGCTTTGTATCCCGTACCTCCTGGATCTTTGCGGTCAGCGCATTGTACTGTTCCCGGTATCCCCTGGCATCTTCTTCTGCCTTGTCTTTGTCCAGGTTGGCCCTTACTTTCCGGTTGGTCTCTTCCACTTCTGCAATGTTTCGTTCCAGTTCTGCGGTAGACTCATCCTGCAGGTTCTCACTGGTCGACCGGGCGATCTTAAGATCCGCTTCCAGCTCAGCCTGCTTTCTTAAAAGCTCCTGGATCTGATCCGTGACACGCTGCATCTCCTGCTCCAACTGGTGGCGTCTTTCACGTTTTCTCTGGTTTTCCCCGTTCTGTGCCAGGATCTCCTGCTGTTTGCGGATCAGTTCCGCTGCTGAGACCGGGACTGCCGGGACATCCGGATAATAAGGCTGCTCTTTTGCATACTTCTCTTTCTGGTCTACCGTACGTCCTACGTAGGTACGCTCATTGTAAAGTTCCTTTTCTTCCTTTTCCAGTTGGGCCAGCTGGTCTCCCACACCGATGATGTTTAACAGGATACCTGCCTTTTCCTTGTCAGAAGCCTCCATAAATTTCGGAAGATCCAGTGCCAGCTGTTCCACAAACTCATTCAAAAGCTGCTGACCGGCCTTCTGTCCTTGTGGATCCGTTACCTTTAACGTGCTGTTCTTACCCTTGCGTTCCACTACCAGACCATTGTTCATGACTATATGAAGGTTTGGCGGGATCGCGGAGCCTTCCCTCTGAGCCTGGGACGGACGGTATTTGTCCCCGCCTAAAGCCCAGGCGATCGCATCCAGGACAGAGGTCTTGCCCTGGTTGTTGTTTCCACCAATGATCGTAAGCCCATTTGCTGTCGGTTCGATCTTTACTGCCTTTACACGCTTGACGTTCTCGATCTCAAGCTTGTTAATTTTCATTGCCATCTTGCAATTCTCCTTCTCCCTCCGTATAATGAGGGTGTACAATTTTTTTGTTTTCGGACCTATGACAGTTGCCGCTGCCTGGGTCCTTTTTTATGTAACCTCTGCATGCCTGTAAGCGGCTTCTCTCCATGCACCGATTCTTCCTGATGCAGGTACCACACTGGTCATTCCGCACAGCCATCACAGCACCTGGACCGCAAGCGCAGCCCCAAGCATCATGCAGACTATCACCCACATGCCACCGGCTATAAATGTCTCTGTGATGCCTACCCAGTCCACAGTTTTCTTCTTTGGCCTGGTTGCCTGCACTGCCACATAGGACAGCTCCATGCCGGTCTGGCCGTCATAGTTCTTGATCTTTGCCATTACTTCTCTCTCCTTTCCAGATTTTATTCATATCCCGGTACACTGGATCCGGTAATCTGCTTTAACTTCTCCGGATAGATCTTGTACCGCCAGGTCTTAGTCCCTGTCTTTTGAGGACTTAAAACCATTCCCAGATCCATGCTTCCATTGCGCATGTACTTTCTTACGGCCGCTGCCGACAGCCCCAGAAACGGAGCTGCATCTTCTGGTGAAAGATATCGTTTTTCCATGTAAACACCTCCTACTCCAACAGCTTCTCAATGGGTAAATGAGAACCGTTAATATACTTGTTTTCCATATCTCCCCAGTGTTATACTTTCTGTACAGGCCCAGCCAGGGCTGAGTACAAAAGAAAGGAACTGCTATTATGACTTTCAGTCCCGAAATCGTTGCCAGCACCATCACCACTTTGGGCGCCTTCATTTTGGTATACCTTTCAGTGGTAAAAGACGACCATGTGTCAAAATCAAAAATCATTCGCGAACAATTAGAAAAATTTTATATTCCCTTTTACAAAATTTATTGCCGCGGTTTTCTTTCTGAGCTAACGCTAAGTGAAATGAGCCTTGAAACTTGGTCCCTTTTTTTGGATCTTATGAGTGATAATCTCCATTTAATGGAACCTGCATCTCAGTCCATGTATTCCAAGTACTACTCGGCGTATCTTACTGCGTTAGAAGCGAAAGACGGAAACCCTATGTTTTCGCTTGAACGCAGTATGCAAGCATTAGACGAAACATTCGCTATGCTATGCACTGCCGTATTTGCGGAATATATTACGTTACTACGCAAAGCCAAACTGCCAGTGCCCATACTTCCCAAGCCAAAGCGTAATGACTGTTAGTAGCCAATACTATTGCCAGAATATTTATCGCCGCTACACTTAATATTCTTCGGTTCAATATGACTGTGGTTATTACCGTGCTCATTTCTCGCCTCCTCTCTTATTCCAGCAGGTTCTCGATCATTCCGCTTTTCCAAACAAAGACAGCTGCTCATACTCCGGGAGTTTCACAAAATCTGCCGGGAGTCGGATTCCATACTGTTCGCAAATAAGCTTTGCCATCTCTGCAGACTTATACGGCGCACTTCCCTGTTTATCCATACGGCTTGCCAACGCCTGGATCAGCTTTGCTACTTCTCCCGGATGCTCTGTAAGCAACCGCTGCGGCAGTTCTTCCATTTCATGGAAACGGTTAATATAGCGAGCTGTGAACTCCACGCCCTTCTGACCAGTCATTTTGTGAGCAATAAACTCACAGCCTTTCTTTGTGACCAGAAAACACGGTAACGTCTTGTTCTGATCTGTAACGTATGTAGATTCCTTGAAGAAATCGGTAAAGCCAATTTTGGATTCTCCTAACTGCTCTACGTATTTACGGATATCACGCAGTAACTTTGCGTGTTCTTTCCCGCACCATTCTGCGGCTTCCATTGATGTAATAGTAGTTCTTGTTAACTCATTCACTGGTATGTACCTCCCGTGGTTTCATTTTTGAAACTTTTACAGTAAAAAAATATAATGGTATTTCACCTGTGGGGATGTCCAACAAATTGCACCATTCCAAAATTTCATTTTGAGATAATCCAATCCCATTATTCAACTTTAAGGACATAGAGCGATCGGATATTCCATTTGCATCAGCAAATTTGGATTGCGTTCCAAACTTCTCCACTATCCTGCCACGTAATTTGCTGTAGTCAAACACCGTTTTATCGCACAATTTAATCACCTCCTTTGTTTCAATTTTGAAACTACAGTTACTATACCTCAGCATTTCCATGTTGTCAATATAAAATTTCATTTTTTAAACTTTTTATATTGATTCTATTGAATTTTTGTTTCACTTTTGATATTATATATCAAGAAGGAGTGGCACGCTATGAATAAACAAATTGACTCATTTAAAAACAGATTCAATATTGCGATATCAAATGCAAATATCAAACCAGCTGAACTGGCGGAAAGAACAAAGCTTTCCAAATCTACCATAAGTCATTACATGTCCGGTTACACCCAACCAAAATCGGACAAACTATTTATATTGTCAAAAGCTTTAAATGTTAATGAAGCATGGCTTATGGGGTTAGACGTCCCTATGGAACGAAACAATTATGAGGATCCTAATATTTTAATACGTGATGCTGAACTAAAGGATATTGAAAAAGTTTTAAACTCAGCTGGATATTCTCTTTGTTGTGAAAATTATGATGATGATTTCTTTGTAATCAAAAATGTTTATGGACAAACTGTAACAAGCTTCTATGATTATGAATTATTGGCTCGATATGAATCATTAAAAAGAAAGCATCACCTAAGTGCAAAACTACTAATTTCATCAGAAGCTGCATTTTTTAAATATCTTGAAAGCTTAGGATATAACATTATGAAAGATGACCTGGAACATAACCCCTTCATTCATTATGGTAACGGTGCTATACAAATTAGTTCTACTGAATTAAATAATATTAGGACTCGTATAGACACATATGCAAAAGCAACTCTTGATTCTGTTATTTTAAAGCTTAATGAAACTAAATTCAGGCAGGAACGTCTTGAAAAAGAACAGATGATTCGAAATTTAAGTAACGAAAATATTTATAAAGAAGTTCAATTCGAAGAAGACTGTAATAATAACCTGATACCTGATGCCGCTCATGACCGAACCGACATAAAACCAACTGCTGAGATGAAGAAGCACGATGATGACCTTATGGATAATGATGAGTTCTGGGGAAAGTAGGAGGCTTGATCTGATTGACCTACGATGAATTACTGATAGAAGCTGACAGCAATGGCTTAATCGTAAAAGAAGCTCCATTACAATCCAGTGATGGGCGGATAAAAGGTTGCAAGATTGCCATCCGGAAAAACATTCCCACCTTGCGTCAAAAAGCAGATGTGTTAGCAGAAGAATTGGGACACTACTACACCACTGTTGGGCGCATTATTGAACAGGATTCCATATCTGAACAGAAACAGGAACGCATTGCAAGATTATGGGCCTATAATAAACAGATTGGATTATCTGGAATTGTCAAAGGATATAAGGCTCGCTGTAGGAACCGGCATGAACTGGCTGAATATCTGGAAGTTTCCGAAGAGTTTTTAAAAGAAGCTCTGGAATGCTACCATGAGAAATATGGTCCTTATGTGAATTTTGGCGGATATACCATTATGTTTGATCCGGCGTTGGCCGTCATAGAAAAATTTTGAAGTGCAATACTATTGCAGAAAGGAAGTGTCCACAATGATGTATCCCTATTTAACCTTAAACGATGATACAGAAATTACTCATTCCGAAGTACGTCCGGATGGCCGTGTGAAAGTTTACATCGAAACCCCGAATGAAAAAGACGGTTTTCATGATGCCACCTGCTATCTTCCAGATTATACATGGGAAAGCATTCACGGATATTCTGATCAGGAAATGGAATATTTCAAGCGCCTGATTCGTGACAATGCTCATCTTATTCTGGAATTTGCCCAGGAAGGAGGCGTATTGAATGCCTCAAATTTTTAGGATTGGCTCCTATATCGTTTACTTCTGGTCAAACGAAGGAATACCCTTAGAGCCCGTTCACGTTCATATTGCAGAAGGAAGAGCCTCCGCAAATGCTACCAAAGTCTGGATCACACGCTCCGGCCACACTCTTCTTTGTAATAATAATTCAAAGATTCCACCAAAAATCTTACGTAGCATCATAAGAATGATAGAAGCCAACAGTTCTGAAATTATTGAACGCTGGGTAGATCAGTTTAATGAGCAATCTTTCTACTGTTAGATCAGCTTGCGCGGATCCTGGGATATCAGAAAGGACTTATTGAATTAAGGTTAAAATAGCCTATGGCATTTTAATAAAACAAAAGAAAAGAGGGAAAATGTATGAAAAAAGTAAAGTTATTTTTCGCTGTCGGTGTTGCATCTGCTGCCCTTTCTATGACCTCCTTTGCAGGAGAATGGAAACAGGATGCTTCTGGTTGGTGGTACCAAAATGATGATGGAAGTTATCCAACAAACACCTGGAAAGAAATAAATGGAAAACAATATTATTTTGATAATAACGGTTACATTTTAACCAACACCTCTACCCCTGACGGTCAGAAAGTCGATGCCAGTGGTGCACTGATAACCCCACTTTTTAGTTTTGATACAGATGATGCCAAAATTACTTATACCGGTTGGAAACTTGCATCTGATTATGATGGCTATAGTTGCGTTATACTGTATTATGATTTTACAAATAAAAAATCTGAATCCCAGAGCGCACTCTCAGCTGATTATTACATTACAGCATTTCAAAATGGTGTTGAATGTGATACCACATGGCTTTCATACGATAATCGTGACGAAGCATTAGACAACTATTCAAAAAAAGTTACTCAGGGAACTACTATAAAAGTTGGAAAAGCTTATCGAATAAAGGATAAAACACCTTTAACATTAGAAATTAAAGAACTTTTTAAATGGAATAATCCCAACGTTCAAACGGTTACATTAAACATTGGCTAAAAATGTTATGCCTGGTAACAGTAATATCTATACAGGAAAGGATGTGCCCAC